GTTTCGATATACTTATCGTCGCCAATAGCCGTACACGCACCGCGTGCCTTCTCGACTACAATCGTAAGTGTCGTTGATAACACCGTCGATTATTGCGACTTGATGACGAGACACATTACAAACCAAACGACCAGACGGTAGTTCGTCGGCTCTAAGGTGAACTTTACACCCTGACCCGATAGTCATGGTGGGCACCCATGTAAAGCCAAGCTCAAGCATGTAATCTTTGAACCATTTACGCGTAGTATAAATACCGTTGCGAGCGGATCGTGATTGCTTGCCTTTGTTGCGCTTCGATTTACGTTGCGCGGCGTTTCCTTCTGCCAGTCGGTCATAAACCTCTTGGTAAGGAAGTTCTGCGGCAATAGCTACAGCACGACAAACGCAGTCGCCTGCTGTGCCTTTGTAGCCTGCGGCCTCTCGACCGCCGTCATTATAAACAAATTTAGACATAAAATGTCCTCCTAAATTAAAAGAAGTCTGGTCATCGGTTTCAAGACAGAATTGTCTCGTCGCCTTAAAGGATGTTGCCTGACGAACAACTTCCTATCAGAAAGCCTACTAACGATGTCAAAGAGCGTCGGGCTGATCGTTTGCCCTAAAACTAATATATATTATAAAGTCAACTTAGTAAATAGGACAGAATGTCGCACCTAAAATCAAAAACAAAAAAAGCGGCCCGTGGGCCGCGATCTTTGATCCGTGATCCGTGGACTATTTTACCCGCCCAGAAACTTCTTAAAGAAGCGGGATAGTCTACCACCTACGGTAGGTGGTTCGACGGGTTCAGGTGCGTCCTTTTTATCGAAGTAAGTTTTGAGCGACATTTTTTGGACGGGGATTTCTTTTACGAACTCCGACACATCTTCTTTCGCGCTATGCTCTAGTTCTTCGAGTTGATAGAGAATGTAATTAACTTGACCTAGAGATAGCTTACATTTTCGCGCTATTTCTTTGGATGTAAGCGTTGGATCTAGATTTAATTTGCGAACCTTATTGATGGTTTTTTTTGAATGCTTTGGCATTAGTCACCTCCTTTACAATAAAGTTAACTTGAAACAAACCTTCATCATCTTTGCCGTAAGTTGCATAAATTTTTTTATCGTCAATCCATTCCTCAACAAGTTTTTCCACTTCAGAACGGGGCAATATTTTATACTCTGACATTAGTCACCTCCTTGATAAAACTTTTCTACATCGGGTGTGGCATATTTTATATACGCACCATAGAGGCGTTGTTGTTTTTCCACAATGCATTTGGCCTCTTTTTTATTGACACCAGAGCCGCGGCTCATTTTCATTCCACTACCGTTTTTCTCCCACGATATTAAATCAATATCGAGGGATATATCAGATTTGGACGATTGCCAATTTTTAGATATTCTTAATTCATAGTCCATTACGCCACCTCCTTATATTTTTTAAACGCTAAATCTTCTGGCATTTCATTTAAAAATCTCAACTTTGGATTTTTTACCTGTTCTCTAATCCTGTTAAAAATATCAGGAGTTTTTGAGGAAATATTATAATAAACAATTTTATCACCCTCCACGAAACAAGGTTTCTGCAAACACTTTTTAAAATCCTTGCGAATTAAATGATCGGTTAATAACTCATTACACGCAATTTCAATACTACCTTCAACCCATCCATCTCCCATAGTCCATCGGAATTTATCCGCACAAAAAACTTTCAAGTCGTTGTAGATCGCTTTCCACCGTGAAAGATCTCTGAACCGTGGGTCATGGTTAAAATGATCTGAACCGCCATGCCCGTCATTTCCAACGTAGGCAAATGGTTTACCATCGACATATAAAATTGCTTGGTAACAAGGGGTTTCCTGACTTGCCCATTTACTGTGCTTGATATTTTTTAATTCTAATTCCATTATCTGAAATCCTCCGCAATAAAAAAGTCCAAGAAACTTTCCGTAATCGTAGGCTCTTTTTTCCTTGGTATTTTTAGAGCCTCCATTTCTTTAATCCACGCGCCACTGTCGTGTTTTTCGTAAATAATATAACGCAACTGATTAAGGGTGAGCTTCAGTTTTTTAGCGATAGCTTTGTTTGAAAGCTCGCCTCGAAACGCAAGATCATGCGCTTTATCAATTAATTTTTGAGAATATTTAGACATAGTCTTTTCCTTTCAATTTAAATTTTACCACGACGCTCGATACCAAACATCGCGCCAATGTTCATCTTCCTCAAGAAACTCCATCGCTAACTCAAAATTTTTAATAGTCTCGTCTTTGCTTTCTTTTGAATAGCTACCATTTTCTGTAGAGTTACCAAAAAAGAAACCATTGTGATCTTTGACCAAATTATCAGATTTAACCGCGTCGATAATTACCTGTAATTGATCCTTAGTCAGAGGAATTTTTTGACACTCATCTACGCTATCGGCAAATGTCTCCACAATCATTCCATGAAGATCAGGATGCTTTCTCCAGTATCCCAATAAAATATCGTGGGACTCAATAGGGTATTTATCCTCAAGAAGAGGGCGATCTTTTTCTTCAAATGAACCATCCTCCTTTTTAATTAAAGTTGCATTAAAATGACTTCCACTCAAATACATATCTAATCCCATTATATTTTCTCCTCTATTTTTGGTGCATAAGAACTTTTAACGATCCCAAACGCAGGATGCCCACGCCAAAAGGGTTCAATCCATTGGAACCATTTTCCGTCAATTTTTGTGACGTTATTGTAATGTGACTTTGCTTTTCGATAAAAACCGCGCACTCGATGTAGTGCGGTGCAATGTTCTTCGCCCATCGTTTCACGGACTTCTCTTTGAACGTGTTCACCTACGTTCCATTGTATGCGGCTCCATCTTTCTTTTGGTATGCCCTTTTTCTTTTCTAATTTTTTACGAACATTGCTAGAACCCACAGTTGTTTGAGTTACAAAATTAGGTTGGCTCATAACATATAGAACAGCGGCAAGGTCTGTGTTGGCGACATTTAGCCATTTTCGTATTTCATTTATATTCGCACCCATTTTTTTTATTATTTCGGGATTATAAGTATCTTTTTCTGACAAAGGTATTGAAACACCAACTTCTCTATTTGCGACCTTAGAAATACGGGTTATATCCTTAACCCACGCTTTATGCCCACCAGAATAATTAAGAATAAATACACCATCTGATAAATGTTCTGTGCCGTCATTTGTTATGTCATTAATATACATTACTACTGGGTGTTTAACTTTATAAGTTTGATCTATTGTTCCCTCATCTACAGCGTTGCGTAAAAGCTCTACACACGTCCGTGCAAACTCTTGGGACACTTCTATTCTCATTGTCTCAGGGTGTAAAAGAATATCGCGCCATTTAGCCAAATTCATACCTGATCCATAATTTGATCCATAACCCAAAAGCATATCTTGACCATTATCTTCAGCCAGTTTTATACATATCAACTCTTCTTCAATCGCTTGACAAATGTTAGTCATAAGATAACTCCCTTCCATGTGTAAAATTATTTGCAATTACATTTTTGGTATCAAAGAAAGCGTCGGGGTCATCGGAACACTCACGAAGTTCTTCGGGCGGCGTAAAACGTTTATTTAATTTTAAAATGGTTTTTAGTATTGCAAGATATTTTGCATCCGCCTCATGTAGCGTAATTTGACCATCCTCATGGATGTTTTCTGGTGAAATTTTATCGGACAGTTCCAGATAGAACTGGTCGGCTTGTTGTTGGTTTGTAATTACACGTTCAACCTGTGTATACATCCCTGTTTTTTCGTCAAATGCCAACACGGTTGGCTTTATGTCATAATTACTCATTTTCTAATAACTCCTCCTTTGTCATTGTTTTGGATAAGGCAAAACTTGATACTTTAAAGCCTTGATTAAATCTTTTCGTCTTTTTTTCTTTGCGTTAAAAAAGACATATCGGTGCTTGCGAGGTCTATCGACATAGTAAACATTCTCTGCGCCATACTTTTCGCGGATTTGCGCCATATTCATGCCACGGGCGTAAGTTGTATGATGTTGGTGTTCTAATCCTTTAACTTTAGGATCTTTAAACTTAGCTGACAGCCCACAGTAAAAGAAATTTGCCGCTTGGTAAATTGTTCCAACATGCCCCGCATCTATCTCTGCAAAGGTCACAATAATTTCTTTGTCGAGCATTTTAATTGATGCGGCTATTAAAAAACTTTCTGCATTATGCGGGGCATCATCTTCAGTCCAAAGTCGTGTCAACTCATAGACGTTAGAAGCCTGCTCATCCCCACAAACCCCGCGTCTTAAAGTAGTGGATGCGCTAATTCCATAAGTCACTATGCCAATCATCTTATCACTATTGAATAAACCAAAAGCTTCACTAATAGGTGGAACTCTGTGCATATAATGCCTGTCAATGATAAATGGCAATGCAGATCGGCGTGTAATTGGACGCACAGAAAGATCGTTCTTTTTTATTTGGCGGTATTCTTTTGATTTTTGCATACTATAACAGTAAAGGTTTTTTTCAACTGTGTCAACAGTAAAAAACCCCCACCTTATTTTACTAAGATGAGGGTTTGAATTTAGGAGTCGATATTATCAGTATAACTTTGACAAAAAAGTTAAGCGTCGTCAGTACGCTACCCATTACAGTATATCAGATTTTATGGGATTGCAACCCCTTTTATGGTAAAACCGATAAAGTGTCCAAAATTTCAAAATTACAGATTAAACACACTCTTTTTTGTTGATAGCTGTCTTTTGTATCAACTCTTTTTAAAAAATGGTAACACCGTGGGCATTGGTCATCGTTTAGTGCTTTACACATAACGTCATCAGGATCAAAATCAATCTTCGACATAAACGTTGCGAACGGGTGGATTTACTTTTTTAAAAGTTTCGTGGATAATTCTAAGCTGACCAGAAATAGTTCGGCCTTCTGCTTGGCTCAAATCTTTTATTTCTTTGTAAATGTCCACAGGAACAAGTATACTTTTCCATTTTGTCGTATCCATCGTGCGCTCCATCTGCTAATTTGTAAGAGTATATAAGATTATATAGTAATGTACAAGCTTTTATTCTTTTTCGAGTTCTTTAACACGATTTTCTAAAACTTTTATTGTTGTATAAAGATGACCCTGACCTGCTTTTTTATTATCAATTCGATTACATAAAAAATCGATTTCTTTTCTTAAAAAGTCTGCCCAAAGTTTATTTTGTTTTTTTATTACCATCAGTCCGTTCATGTATCCTCCTTCAGTTCTTCTGCTTCGCCCCAACTTAAACCGTAGTCGATGTCACATTTGTTGGGTATTTCTAAGGGTAGTGCGTTTACCATAATATCGCGTACTTCTCTCGCCTCAGCCTCATCTTTTATCGACATTGCCATCTCGTCGTGGATCTGGATCAGTGGTGTTCGGCCCGATTTGTATATATCCACCATTGCTTTCTTTGTCATGTCGGCGGCGGAGGCTTGAATAAGGCGATTGAGAGCTTTGTATGTGTAGGCGCGTCTTAAAGCTGTCGTTTCACCATGTTCTTTTACAGCTTCTTTGTAGGGTAAAGCTTTGTGCATCGCAAAAGAGGTTGGTTCCCATGTGTCAAACCTACACTTTCGGCCCATTAAAGATCGGATTGAGCCTGAAGATGCTTTGTCATTCAATCTATTTATAACGCCGTTCATCAGTCCTTTTACAAATGGAACGCGGTTGTGGTATTTTTTTATTAACGCACGAGCTTCGTCTAAATCTATATCCATCTGATCAGACAATTTGTTCACACCCATACCGTACATAATTCCCAGATTTATTGTCTTGGCTTGTTTTCGAGGGATATTCGCCATCTCAGCCACTAGCGTGTGGAAATCTGTGCTTGGGTCGTTACGGTAGTTATCCACAAACTCTTGTACTCCTTCCAACGGAATTGCTCTACTCTTTCCGTAAACGTAAGCGTAATGAACCAAGATCCGCGGTTCTTGTTGCGAGAAATCTATTGAAGCCCACTTCTCCCCTTCTTCAGGTAAAAAGAGCGAACGTATTAAAGGCCCCATTTCGGGGTCACGCGCAGGAATTTGCTGTAGATTCGGATTATTCATTGAAATCCTCCCAGAAATAGTACCCCCGTCGTCACTTCTGATCTGATTTATATGAGAATGTATACGACCATCTGATCTACAATGCTTCATAATAGTATTGATAAACGTACCAGAGGTTTTATTGAGACTTCTTGCTTGTACAATAGCTTGCGCGAGAGGGTGTTTGTTGTCTGTGAGGAAACTTTTTGTAAAACTAGGCGCTCCCTTCTCTGTACGAGGGTATGATATGTCTAGTTTATCAAAAGCTTTTTGCAACGATTGGGCCGCCCAGATCTCAACCTCACTTCCGACCATTTTTTTAATGTCCAAATGCAATTGTTGTTCTCTTTTTAACAGACTATCTCTAGTAATTTCTACTTTGTCTTGGTCAACACGCACTCCGCGCCATGTCATATCCACCAAACAGGGCAGTAAATCCAATTCCAAATTAACAACCGACCACAAATCCTGTATTCCGATTTGCATCGAAAAATAATTCCATAGTTCCAAAGTCAGTTCGGCATCCGCTTGAGCATAGGGGCCCACAAACTGGCTTGGAAGCTTGTACATCTCTGATTTTGGGTCAACACCAAACGATATTGCGGCTTCTTTTAAACCTTTTTCTGATTTAGTTTTATTGAGTAGGTCGTAGGCCAAGGCATTTAGACTGTAACTAAATCTGTTTTCGTCCAAGAGCGATGCAACAACCATCGTATCAACAATGCGCCCGTTAAGAGTAAAGCCCATACGTTTAATCCACCCTGCATCGTACTGAGCGTTGTGCATGATTTTATCTGCGGGGCATTCAAACACCTTTTTAAGCCACTTATTGACGATCCGCTCGTCTAAGTTTCCGCCACCGACATGCCTGATAGGTAGGTAACCAGACCAGTCTTCGGTTGCTACAGCATATCCAATCACTTCCCCGTCACCCGTTGCCCATCCCGGACCGTTAGTTTTAAGGTTTGGATCTTTTGTTTCTACATCGATGGCTATTTTCTTAGCATTAAAGATATCGGGTAGTTCTGCGGGTGGAACCCATTCACTTTTTGGAACGAAGAGCGCCATTTGTAAGCTTGCCATCTTTTTTTATTTCCTCAATAATTTTTTTTACAGGACGAGCGTCTCGACTAACAAACTCTGCCCCCAGTGCCGTATATCCTGCTTTGTCGATCCAAGAATCCTCGTGGTCTATTGTTTCTACAAGACGACTTGTTTTAAGCCAATCCATCATTAAAATAACGTGGGCAGGCGTTAAATAACCATGACTTAAAATAGCTCCGTTTACAATGACATTCCACCCGTCAGCAATTCTTGCATGGTTTTCGTAAGCATCGCCGTAGTCCTTGGCCCGTGGTCCGTTAATAAGTTTTTCCGCTTTTTGTAGTATTTCTTCTCGTTTCATAGATGATAACTCCTTGATATATCTTCGGGTTCAACGATAAATAAATTTTCTTTCGTGCGAGTAACACCAACATAGAAGGTTCGGTGGACATCGTCACCATCAATCCGCATGGATTCGTCGGCGGCAGGAGACAGATCTGTAAACAGCACAACATTATCTGCCTCCCCGCCTTTAGAGCCGTGGATCGTGGACACGTTGATGCGGGGAACGCCGTTAAACTTTTCTCCGCGCCGAAGCATTGCCACGATATAGGCTCTATCTCTTTCTGGCATTTTATCCATCGCTTCGTGCCAGATCATTTCTTTTGTTGCCAGAAGCCCGTGATCCTCAACAAGATCCTTAAAGGTGTAGAAGTTATCTTCATCAAGCCCAGACAATCTTTTAAAACCTCTGGCGATACGATCTTTTGTAGACATAAACGAATAAATTGATTTAACAGCGTTTCCAAGCACGGATTTTCCCGATCTCA